ATAAAAACAAGATGATGTTATAATGCAAAACAAGTGCAAACAGACCTATAAAACCTAAAGTAAACACGATCTGGTAGTGCTTGAATGCGGATAAAGAAATTATGACTTTCTAAGCAATATAACAACTCATCTACTGTAAGCACACTTTTACTGCAGTAAATACTAAATAACTGACTAATTCTAGATCTAGCTTCTAAAGCAAGACTATGCGGATAGTTAATACCTAAAGATGCAAGTTTATAATTATAAATGCTCTGATAACTACGAATAGATGCAAGAAGACTTATATGCTGTAGATCTGTATTTCTCCAATGATAACAGGACATAAAAGTGATGCTCTAAACAGGAATATAATGTAAATGGCTATTCTCTTTCGGACGGCTTATTATGCAAGACCTGTGGGTATGGGCCAACCAACTTCCGTTATAAAAGACTCTGATATACAAGGACTCTGAAGCAACGTAGTTTCAAACTCATCATAGATAAACCATACCAAGACTTGTGGCCAAAAAATACAAGAGCGCTCATACATCTGCAATATTTCAGATACTAAAAATCTTTTGTTACCAAAATACCATTCGTTTATCAAACCTTTTCCTCTAGAAGGGCCAAACTTTGTTTTAAGAATACAAACAACCAGAGGAAACTTGCCTTCGGCTTCAACCACACCCAACACAACGCCCTCTTGGCAAACACCGGGATCTAGGCCTACACCTCACTGCCATTCCTCCTTCGTTCTTCCAAACAGAAAACTCCATTTTTCCCATTAGCCAAAAAAGTATATTTGATAAGGTCTGGTGACAAAGAACATTTGTTTTCCAAAATTTTGCAGTAGACATGAGTGAAGTAATGAAACCATAACCTCTCTTCTGGTTTATCATAGAGTTATGTTAACAGACTCTAGTGCTTCGAACCTCCATAGTTATATCATACTCTAATACAACATTCATATAGTTAAAGCATAACCACAAACATGCATAACAGAGGCCTCCTCCAGAGAGGCGCCCTAAGGACTACTCCATGTTAGAATAAAACATCAAACTTTTATTCATAAAAAGAACTTACAAGAGAAATCTTGAAGATCTTGAGAGCTTCCACACTTCTTACAATATGTAGTGATTTCTAGGTTGGGATTCGAATGCCTTACAACTAAACACACATCTCCTTATATAGGAGTTTACAAAAGCAAATGAAATGGAAATTCAAATGAAATTTCCGACAAATGAAAAGCAAAAGATGCTTTTCGTACACGCACTAACAAAAGCAAAAGCAAGATGCTCTGCCGAAAGCAAACCGACAAACCGAAAGCAATAAAGCACACCGAAAGCAAAAGTAGCACATGGGATGGTGGAGTCTGCCAGGCCTTATCCTTCCATCATGTTTTCAATATTGTGCCACGTCTCATCATCCATGTCCTGCCAGTACGAATCTGATTCATCATATGGCTCGTCACATGGGTCTTCACTTTGAGCAGCATCCAATGTCTGAATACAGTCAATTTCCAGCTGGGTATCATAATTCATGGGTACCTTTAAGGATAAGCTTTGGAAAAGGCTGTAACTTTCACAAGCACGCGTCATGCTGATTCCTTCAACTTCAAAGATGAACCTCTGGTTGCTGTGGATGTAATGCCATCGTGGCAAAAATCCCTTGTCTTCATTGATGAGGTCTTGTATCTCCATGAGAGCAAAGGCTCTCCATTTGCTGACATGTCTCGGGTCACGGCTGAGCCAATCGTCGATGGGACAGTACAGTGGTTCGTACATACCCATTTCTTCATCTCTTTGAATTTGCTCCTGGCTTCTGAGATGGGGGAAGATTTCTCCTTCAAGGATTGTATCTCTAGTGACAGATGGAACTCTATCATAAATCCTCACCAGATGATAAGGATAATAATAGGAACAATCTTTGTAGTTCCATTCTCCTGGGGCTGAATACATCATAATAAACAATGTATTACCAATATCTTTAATAGCCCAAATCTGTTCAATTACCTTGATAAAATCAGTAGGTAATAAACTGTAATCACTGGTTCTCTTAAGGGCAAAGCTTTGAATGAATCCATTTTCAAACCAGTCCATGAACTCAGGGGTGAGTTTGTTGATGGGAGGACATTTGAGTTTGAGCATGGTATGATTGTTGTCAAAGCAAGTAGCTTTGCAGATGAAACTTTGCTCAGGCGGCTGATACTGCCATAACTTGTTGAGTTGGGACCACCATTGCAATTGGGCTCTGCAAGGAGTGTTGATGATCCGTTGATACAATTCTTCGTCCATTATGGTAGCTCCGTTGGTCCAGTTGCGTAGCCTCCGTAGTAGGATTGTACGCCATTCTTCAAAGAAGGTGAACTTCTTGGGTTGAGCTTTCCATCTGGCCAGTTTGGCCTCTCTGCTTGTTTTGACTCTTTTGGCTGGATTGCCATTCTTCAATTTGTTGAGTCCTTCAAATTCTTTGGCCATGGCTTTTAACACATCGAAGAATGTGTCTTGATCAACTGTGTGCCATGAGCTGGTAAGCCAGTCAAGCTGACTTTTCTGTTCCTCAGTTAGCCGTCGATAAGTCTTGTATTCGAACGGTGGAGGAATTGGACTTGGCATTGGAACATCTTTTCTTTTAGCAAAGCTTCTTGATGTTGAAGCAAGATGCTGTTTCCAATGGATGTCTTCATTTTCGAGCTGCTGATTTTCTCTAGCTCTAGCCTTGGAAGTGATGACATCTCTAAGATCCATCCTTGGGGCTTTTCCATGGTTTACCATTTTGATCTGGTAAATGATATTGCAACCTGCCATTTCACGAGTAAGGGCATTAGGCAAATAATTAGAAACACCAGGAATGTGTTCAATGTCTAAGTAGTACTGCCTAAGCATGATTTGCCATCTAATGAGACGACCCCTAGCTAAAGACTCGTTGATCTTTTTATCAAGGAATAGGGCTGCAAACTTTGAATCGGTTCGGACAAGGAAGGGTTTTAGGACGAAGATCTTGGCCTTTTGAATAGTACGGATGATGGCTAAGACTTCTTTTTCTTGGGTGGAGTAATTTTGCTCAGCAGGTTTGAACGTTCCGCTTCTGTAAGCACAAATTACTTCTTCCTTCTTGTCAGGGCTGATAGCTCCAATTGTTCCTGCCCAGTGGTGATCACTTGCATCAGTTTGCAAAACGATCTTCCATGTTGGTGGGGGCAAGGTAAGCTCTGGAAGATTGGCACAGACTTTCTTAATGAGTTGGACTCTTTTGACATCGTCCTCTGTGAACTTCCACTTGTGATCTTTCTTGAGTTTGGTATGCAACACACTGCATAACTCTGCAAGCCTTTGTATGAACTTTCCGGCGTAGTTGACACATCCGAGAAACTGCTGGACCTGAAGTCGATCCTTGAGTTTGTCAGGAAACTCCATGAGGTGAGTAAGGATGTGAGGCTGCAACTTGATCTTTCCTTTGCATATGGTGACTCCTAAAAAGTCAATGCTTTCTCTGACCAATTCGTACTTGGTTCTTCCGATGATGATTCCATTCTGGACAATTTTGTTGATGATGATATCCAGATGCAGTAGGTGTTCTTCTTTGTCTTTGGAGAAGACGAGTATATCGTCGACGTATACACCACAGAACTGATAACAATCTTTGAAGATTTTGTCCATCCTTCGCTGGAATATGTTTGGTGCATTCTTTAATCCAAATGGAAGGACCTTCCATTCATACTGACCCTTGGGGGTGCTGAATGCAGTGAGTGGGATGCTCTCAGGTGTGAGCTTGATTTGCCAATATCCACTCTTACAGTCGAACTTGGAGAAAACTCTGGCCTCAGCAACTTGATATACTAAGGTCTCCAAATTGGGTAGAAAGTAGCCATCGTCTTTGGTGACTCGATTGAGTTCTTTGTAGTTGATGACAATGCGGGCTTTCTGTCTCTTGATCTCAGCATGATTTCTGACACAGAATGCTGGGCTGGAATGTGGACTCTTACTGGGCTGAATGAGTTCCAGTTTGAGTTGCTCTTCGAGTTGTCTTTCAAACTCAGCTTCATCTTCAGCACTGTATGGCATGGGCTTTACACGTATGAGTGCATACGGATCCTTGAGTTGTATGTCAGCATAGGTTTGGGTGACATCCCACTTGTGGATTGGATTGTCACTGATGTTGGGCTCAAGCTGTTTGGTGAGCTCTTCAATGCTGCATCTGCTGATTTGTTCTTCGAGCACATTTAGGTTGGGCCGTTGTTTGGGCCTAGCCTGCTTTTCATAGTGGGCTTCGACGAGGCGAAGCTCTGCTTGGAAGTCTTCTTCAGTAATGGGCTTGGGCCTGATATCTTTTGTTGGCTTGGGCCTGACCTCTTTATTGGGCTCGTCATTGCTGGGCTGGATTTCATTATTGGGCTCATCGTTAGATTCGATGGGCTGGAATCCGGGCCTGACTTCTTCATTGGGCTCATCATTGATGGGCTGGATTTCGTCATTGGGCTCATCGTCAGATTCGATGGGCTGAAATCCTTTGTCATATATGGCATCATATATGGGCTCTTCAGCTTCGCTATCCGTAGTACCATAGTCTTCAATAGTGAAGTCATTTTCTTGGGCTTGTTTTTGGACTTTGTAATTTTCACCACACTTCACCTTGTGTGACTGCTGATGGTCTGGAATTTTTCGTCTTTCCAGAAATTCTTTTCTGTATGCTACGGAAACTGGTCGTTCTACCACGTTTGTGATATACGAAATTCCGTTTTTGGCTATTGAAATACGATCTGGGTATTGCGTATATGGTGCGTATTTCATAAAGAAATCATTTCCGATGAGGAAATCGCAACCTTGCTTATTAAATTGCAATACTTTTTCAATAGTAAACTTGATACCTGAAATGTATATGGGCACATTGGTGGCATACTTGTCGATTTTACAAGTTTCTCCATTTGCCACTGTGATTTTGATTTCATTTCCGTGGGGAATAGTGATCCATTTTTCTTCTGGAATGGCCCATTGGGTAGCAAGTGTGATGCTGGCTCCGGTGTCGACTAGACAGTGGAGATGATATTCTTCATATCCTTTGAATCTGAAAGCGGCAGAGATGTAGATGCTGTTGTCTTTATGCCTGAATTCAGGGGTTGCATCTGGCTTATCTTCTGGCGTGCTTTCCTTCTGTTGAAGCTTCTTGACTTCTTCCATCAGTTTTTCAATATCAGCAAGCATCTCCGTCGGAGAACTCTTTACGGTGATGATTGTGTTGATGGGAATTTGATGCTGTGGAATTTGCTGTAGGACTTCATTCCTAACTTCCTTATATCTTTCAAACAGCTTCAATTTTCTGTAGCTTTCAACAAGCTTTCTGTTTCTCTCTTCTTCTTCTCTTTTCCAATCAGCTTCAGTTCTCTTAGGGATTGGACCTTTGAATATGGGGCAGAGAAGTATTTGACCTTTTAGGTCTTTGGGAGTATCCACGTTTTCTTCAAGTGGATTACTGCTTGTAGCACCTGGACTAGCAGCAACAGGCCTTCTTAGTTTGATGGATAGTTCTTCCAAATGGCCTCCAATTTTTGACATTTCTTCAAGCTCCTCTGCATCATCATAGACCTCAAGTATGACAGGTCTTCTTGTTGCTCTAAGTCTTTCTTGTTCTTCTTTGAGCTGAGCTTGTTCAAACTTCTTTTTGGCATCTCTGAGTTTTGCCAAATCAACTTCTCTTTGTACCAGTTGTGGGACCTCAGCGTTCTTGGTTTCTCTCATGACAAGAGAAGTAAAACACCATGTGTGATAGCTGATGGTACCTTCTTTGCTAAGATCGCTTCGTTGTATGACTGGTGTGTATTGGTCTGCAGATGTTTTGCAGAAATCACACTCGAACTTTTCATACTCCAGTATAGCTTCAAAAGACACGACGTCCCCAATCTCCTGGGTGTCATGTGGCCAATTGTTCAAGCGTATTGTCTTGATACCAAATTGGGTCTTGATCATCCTGACAGTGTCTTCGTCTTCACTTTCTTGATCAGAATCAGATGACTCTGAATCGCTTTCTGTTTCAAGTGAATAGATACTTGAAGTATCACTGTAGTCGTCGTCTTCTTCAATTCTCATGAGAGGAATTTCCCATGTATCTGCTGCTTCTTGTAGCTCAATAAGACGAGCATTCTTTCTTGGGCATTCTCTTGAGAAATGACCCTGCTGATTACAGTTCCAGCAAACGTTGGCTACTCCTTTAGAGGATGTAGGTTTGCTTTTGCTCTGCTTCTTTCGATCCTCAATCTCCTTTCCAGACTTCTGTTTGAATCTTCTTTTGAAATTCTTCTGGGGATTGATCTTTGATTTTTCAAATCCTTTCTTCTTGGATTTTCTGAACTTGTATCTCTTGAAAGATTTGATCTTCTTTCCTTTCTTCTTATGCTTGAGCTCTTTGTTTCTTCCACCCCATTGAGTAGGGATGTCAATGAGATGCTGGCAAAAACTGAGACCACTTTTGCTGTAAAGTTTTTGCATCCTCTTGGCTCTCCAGGCTTGAATGGCGAGATCTGCAAGTTTTGTCTTGACAAACTCGATAAGATTTCCAAGCGTCCATTCTTCATTTCCTGCTTCTTTGGCTCTTTCATTGGTAAGATATTCCTTCCATGGATCTGGAAGCTTTTGAATGAACATATCTCTGTATGTGTTATTGTTGAATATGCCAAGGTTGTAGTATGCCAAGTTGTACTCGTTGACATAACTGAGGAAGTACTTTAGATCTGAAATGGTGAGATTCACAAGTTTTCCTTTTAGAATCTCAAGATCCTTCTCCTTCTTGCTGGGATCTTGTTCTCTGCAGAACTGCTTGTAGAGACATGTGGCAAAGTCAGAGGGTGACTTTGACCTTTCTATGGTGCTCAACCATAAGACGTATTCATCTGTCTCCTTGTATTTGTCGAACCATTTTCTGGCTATGCCTTTGAATGTACAGGCATAGTAGGTTCTTGCTTCATCTGGGCTCCATGCTTTTCCGGTTTCTGAGACAATCAACATGTTCATAGTATTGACCCATTCGTCAATATTTCCTCTTGGATCGGGGTTGTTGTCGATGTCGAGCCAGACTCCATTTGGTGATACAGCCGGATTGGGTTCAATCCTTGGTTTGTATCTTTCAGTGTTGAACTCGTTAGGCTTTCCAGTTGGTACTCCGGTGATGAGTGGTAGCTTGATACTTGATCCAGCTGGAGTGAACTTCTTAGTTTTTCCTTTGCCTTCGAGTGTACTGCTGCTAGGGACTTCAGAGGTAATGGGCACCTCTTTGCTATCTCCAGAGGTACTGGGTCTGTTGACCGATTGACTGATAGCTCTGACCGATATCCCTTGGTTGATTCTTCTTTGCATCTCTGGCAGTACTGTATAGTTGAAGTACTGTGGATCTGAAGTGGTAGCATAAATCTCGTCGAGTTTTTCGTCGGAGATTTCTCTGATGCTGTTGATGTCATGTAATTCCACCACAACTTCCTTTCTTGTGCTAGCTCTGATCATTCTGGCCTTAGGTCTGCCAGATTTAGATACATCCAGTTGAATGGGTTCATCATCGAAGATGTGAACAGGATGCGTTTGAGCTTTGCTGTGACTACTTCCTTCTCCAGCTTGGTGAAAACGCATACTTATATTGCCATTTTCATGCTGATAAATGCCAGTGATGACTGACGAAGACTTGGCTTCTGGAGGTTCTTCACTGTTGATACTCCATTCTTTGGGAAACTCACTTTGGTTGAGTTCCTTCCAGTCTATCTTCTTAGTATGAGAAATGGTATGGTTATTTCGATCAGAAATTACCATAGAGTTGAATCCTTCAGTGGCTTTGAGTTTTGACATGGCTTCCATATCACTTGTCATAAATTTGTATGTGACAATGTATTCAATGGCAAGATCAGTGTAGCCTTCTTTGAAATCTGTTCCATGTGTCTGAACACATAAAACCAAAGCTTCATGGGCATCTTCAATTGTGCACGAGAAATTGGGGATGCATACAAAATATGCAACCTGATTGTTGAGGCTTGCTTGCAAAGCCCCGAGTAATCCCTTTTGAAGAGATTTTAAACGGTTGTCTCTGCAAATGCTAAGAACTGAGCAGTTGAGATCTCTTCTGGCCAATAGTCTGAAAACAACTTGGACTGCTCCGAAGTGCACATACTCGTATCCCTTTGCCTTCATGCGATCCATTTCTCCTTTATCCACAAGATGGATAACTTTAGTGTTGGGATCGTAGGGAATCTTTCTCTCGATCTGCTTGATGCGATAAGCGTTGCGCTGCATCATGCTTCCTTGTTCATAGAGCTGCTTGACAGATAATTTTGGAACCTTATAGTCTTTGAGGACTTTAGGTTGTTCTTCAACTTCTAACTCCAGGGATCTGACAATGCTGCTTTTGGGTTTGCCTCCTGCAAACATACTGAACATTCTTGCCTTGGGTAGAACTGATTCTACTGGCTTTGGGTGATCGAAGCTCATAAATGATTTGCTCCTTTCACTGACTGCAATTCCTTGAGTAGAAATATTCTTGCCAATTTTTGCAGCAAGTTCTTCATAGTCGATTAGGAGTTCTGCACGTTCAACGAGGTTTTTTACTCCTCTGTTGATGCTTTTGAGGTGACCTTCAAGAGCTGGATCACTGACAGGTTTGCTTAACACAACTGGTTCTGCCAATTGGTCTTTAATTTGCTTAAGTTGACTTTGCAAGATCTGCTCCCTTTGTTTCTCTGCTGTCATAAACTGTTTGTTGACATTGAGAATTCCTTCAATGGTTTGAAAGACAGTATTGATGACTTCTTCAATTCCTTTGACTTGCTCCAACATGCGAGCAATGTTTCTTGTGGCAAGAGCAATATTGTCTTGACTGTCTTTTAAAGCTTTCTGTTGTGCCTTCTGGTTCTCATCATAGCTGTTGAGAAAATCCCAAAGATTTTGGAATAGCACCTTCTGTCTTTGTTCGAACCAAAGTTGCTTTTCGAACATGGTATTGATGGTGGCAAACATTCGATTCATTTGGTGAATCAGAACTTTACCATTTCGTAAATGATTTTCGCCTGGTTCTGCCATGGCGACATGATCTGGGTCAACATCTTTGACCTTTCCAATAATTTTATTTTGAACCCGATCTAACTCATCAGTTAGCCAACGGTTCAAATCTTCGTCGGATGGTGAAGATAGTTTGAAGCCACTCATGTTGAGGTAGCCTCGATTCTCTTGGTGACTCTGAAAACTTCTGATACCGTAGAGTCAACCTTAGCCACTAGCTCCTCTAGTTTGCTAAGGACCTTCTGGATAGCAACCGCCGAAGCTGCTATTTCTTCTGCAAGTGTTTGTGTTCGTATTTCAGCTGGCTTAGGTTTATCTGGGTCAAACCTAAGTTCTTCAATTACTCCTTTGAGTTGAGAGACTTGTTCTTCAATTACCCCGGTGAGTTGGGTAAGATTCTTTTTATCAGCGTCAAGAACACGCCTGATAATTTGTTCAATGAACTCTGTTCTGGCTTCTTTGAACCCTGCAAATTCTGTTGCTAACAAGTCGATGGAAGTCTTGACGAAGTCAAGCTTGTTGTTAGGCAGATCTGATTGTTTTTGATTTTCTAAAAACTCTGCAGTCCAGTCTACGACTTCTGCTATTTTTTGAGATTTTCCTTTTATGTCAAATAACTGATCTGACTGATAATTGAGGACTTCAGCTAAGACACTAGGTTTGGCTTCTAAGCCTGACGAAATGTGACTACGATGCACACTAGTTATGGATAGGTGATTAGGGCAATTTTGTCTATTCCAAGCGATCTGTGATGCTGTGGGAGATCTACAAAATGTCCAATCAAACATATGCTAATAATAAATGCCGAGTAACAGGAGAGTTACAGGGCTCTGATACCA